CTTCTTGATTATTTGATCACGCCTTCGGGCAATCATTCAGAGTCAAGATCGACCGTCGGACGGAGTCCCCGTCCCAACAACCGGCGCCGTATTACTAGCGATGGTAGTGCGGTCTGGTACTTCTTTCCGAGGGTAGTTTCTCGGAAGTCGTATGTCTCGAGTTCGGGATCCTCGTCTCCGAGGGGTCCGAATCCAAGATCCATCTCCGTGGTGAGATTCAGTGGCACGAACCACACCGGAGGTTTGTTCTTGAGAGCTCGTAAATAGCCCTCAAGATCCATGGGATCATGGCTAACTTTAACATTAGCCAGGAGTTTCTGTAGCTTACGTCTGACGGTTCGCCAGATTGTAAGTATCTTTCGGGTCTCGAAGATTTTAACATCCTCGGTACCCCTAAGTAGAGACTGAAAAGCGATTGGACGGACCGCCCAATCACAAAAGTCTTCTATAGGCATATAATCGCGCTGTAAAGCGAAATGATGTATGTAGTGGTTATCCCAGTTATTTAAGTAATTGGGAATTTCCTTTCGATTCATTGGATCTGTTCCGATCTTCGGAAACATCTCCGTGATTTCTGTCCATGTCTTTGCGCATATCATTTGCGGCCAGGCGTGGAATTGGAATCGCATATCATCTCTCAGGTTGATAGGCGATTGTTGACCTCGGATTACTCTGTTAGTATTAGTAAGCCGGAGGGCCTTAAACATATTTTGAAGAGTCTCATCTTGAAAATCTGTTACTGCAAGGTGATTTACCACTGCTCTAATCAGCGGCGGACACCTTCTGTACGCGGCATAGCTCTCATTAGTGTTAAGAGCTAGGCCGTATCCACCTAGGAAGGGAGGGAGCATGATCCATGCCCTCATACCTTCTTGTCCGTGAGAAGGGAGGAAATCACTCATCCTTCTCATAAAGAGATTACGCATGAAAACGTACTTCTCTTCGGATAGACCTAGGGAGTGATCCCTAGGCATCCATTCCAGAATGTGTGACAGGTTAAGAGCCTTTCCTATCGCTACATTCTTATTCTCTTTCTTCCTGATGATTGATGCACCAGGAGAGAAGAGTCTCGGTTTCACGGAATCAATTATAACCGATTGATGTCGTGGATTTGTGATAGCCTTGTGGGATCCTTCGATCCTTAGAGGCTTCAAATGGATGATTCTTTCGACGTAAGGTACGGCGAACTTTGATCTTCCGTGTTTATCGTCTGACAGTTGGTTTCCAACTGCCAGATGGATTTCCTCGGTTAGGTCCAGGTACTCGTCAGTTCCTGTCTTAAACTCATCATCACCTCCCTTGTGGGTAAACCGCCAGGGATGGTAATTAATCATACAACAGGGGTCTGCTCTGAAACGAAGCAGCTTCCTCTCATACTTGATGTACGCGAGTTCATCAAGGATGATGCCTGTTGACATGAGGGCGGTCTTGGCCAAGGCCTCCCCCATTAGCACGCCCCGGACGAGTTTTACAGACTCGTCCAGGTAGTCTAGATACACTTCCCTCGGACCGAGGGTGTTGATCGTATCTTGAATTACTCGACTACAGTTCACACCGAAGCCGCGTATTATTCCTCGAAGAGCCCTTCGAGCAAAATCGATCGAAAGAGCGTTTGTCGCGTTCTTTAGATCGGTCGAGAGCACTGATATGTTCTCAGCGTACCCGTTTGTTGGCGTTGCTCTGCATAACTGTAGAGCCGCGTACCAACACTGGTCACCTTTGTGGAATGCACTGAAGAGCCTTGGGTGAAACTTCAGTATGTTCGCACAGAGATGTGCTACCGGGCTCTGGATGGTGTTCAAATACCATCCGGAGATCGTTATAATTCTTGCTTTGTTGCCCATCTCGGGTACCACTGCAGTCCTTACAGGAATATATCCGTGCTCACGCTCGGCTACTTCCTTACACTTCCAGGCGATTTCGTAAATTTGTTCGCCTAGAACCTCATCATAACCGTGATACCTAATTAGATCCTTAGGTACTCCGGTTCTACGGATTTCACCGAATGTTCCATCGGTGTAGATCTCGTCTCGATGAAGTACTCTCCAGAGTTCAACCCCTGGGGGTACTTCGTATTCGAACCCACGCTTGGTTTTAAAGGTCCAAGCTTCGGTTCTTTTAGTCACTAACCATGGTTGAATATCATCAATCATGGCCGCGGCTTTACCACCGTCTCGGATTGAGTAATCAATCTCTGCGGAAGAATTGATAGACAGATGGAAACAACCATCTGGTATCATGTAAGCATCATTCGTGATCGCAACATCACGACACTGAGAGCCAATACGAACTGCACAGAGGTCAAGGTCTGTGAGTAGTTCTTCTGGAATTTCAACTTCGGTCGTAATGACCTTTTTGAATTCTTCGAATGCCTTCAATACGGTCTTACCACCGATATAGGGCATCTGACGAGTTGACATGAGGTGTGACACATCTTGTAAAGCTCGATAATCAAGTGAGGCTCCTC